TTGACATCAAACTCTACGAGCCCTATGCGCTTAGCTATCATCAGTCCAGCTATAGGCCATGCGATACCTACCGACCAGAACCTGTTATCGGCAGACAACTTAGCTATGCGATCCACGCGCATCTGCACGGTCTCAAGGAGTTCACGTACCTCATCGACGTGGTTCATTATGTACTGAACAAACACAGGGCCAGCATGGCCGTAGTTGTTCTTGATGTCTTTTGTAAACTTATCAGTCATCGGCTTGTGCGTAGAGTCGCCTTTAGGGAACAGGCGCGGTACACGGCACTCGAGCACCCGTAGGGCTTCTGCTTTCGGCGAAGACTTAGCTGTACCTACCAGCTCCACAAGACTGCGGTTAGCTGTTGTGACAGCCAGCAAGCGCCACGGCTCACCACGATGCCGCTCTACGTTAGAGCTAGATGACATACGGCCACGCTGCTTACCGCCAGTAAACTGATACAGCATATTCGATACTTCTTTCGGCGGGGTATTTGTCAGCTCGTCGATGCCCCACAGGATGCTATTGAGTACCTCGCCTCGGTTCATCTTAGAGTTATAGGTATCTTTTTCATGCAGCATAAGTTGTTCTGGATCGCCCCATATACCCAGCGCTGCTTGGAGTACCGCAGTCTTGCCTACACCTGACCCGCCGTTTAAGTGGATAGCTGCACAGTGAACCTGAGCGAAAGCCATCAGGGCAGTGCCAAACCCTGCACCGACTACGAATTGGTGCATCTCAAACTTAGGTTTGTTGTAGAAGTTTATCGCTTCCTTCCAGCCTTCCAATGTACCCTTGGGTTCAAACGCGGGGAACAAACCTGCTGTAGCAGTAGAGGGTGGGTTGAAGTCTATGCGATCCGCGAAGATCTCTTGGTTGCCCAATATAAACGACTTGCACTCATCGGAAGACCAACCGAACTGGCGATGTGCCTCATCAGCTAGCGTAGTAAACTGCAACTCGTTAACCCATGTTGTGGTATACGTCATAATCTCATCCATCTTAGGCATAGCCACGCCCTGCATAGCCAACGCCTTGCGCATCTCTTCGCGCGAAGTGGCTACCGTGAGGGGCACTGTAAACTCACGCACGCCGTCCATAGGTAGATGCAGTCGCATAACGATAGCCTCGCCTAGCTCTGCGTCCTTCAAGCGGCGCACAACATACATATCGTTGTGGTAAATCAGCTTCTCGTCAACCACACCGTCATCGTCGGCCGTACGCATATAGACGCCACCATTGACCCCACGCACATACGGCTTGGGGTACTGCGGTATCGTGTACGTTTTCAGTGGGTTGTTAGGCAGGTCAGCAGACTCTGCTACCACTACGTCTTCCGGCGGTGCCTCGGCTAACTTAGAGCCCAACACAATCGGAGACTTTACTTTACCCTTGTTGGGGCAGTCGCCACACAGTCCGGGGTTTAGTTCATCAAAACGTGTACAGGTGTACGGCCCTTTGATCTGCGCTAGCTTATCGCGCGTGTTGGCTGCGGTATAGTCAGGGTGCTTGTTGGAGATAAACGCCGCAGCCTTATCCGCATCCGAACAGAACTTAGCGATAGATAGGCCAGCACGCCACAACGGCTCGGACGTATTCTCTTGATCCGTAGCTATGTTGAGTAGCTGTATGCAGCCCTTGCTCTGCTTAGTCCTACGCAGTATCTCTACAAAGTAGTTTTCTTTGTTGCCAGTGAGCGCATCCATAACAGCACTGCCGCCAGCTAGCTCTAGTAGCTTCTGAGGTACTGGTATCATGTCGCCACCCAGCAGCTCGCTGAAGATGTCGAAGTCTACTGGCGCTTGTTGAGGGCCAATCAGTCCTACAGGCGCCGGTGGGTCGGACTTGTAGTTGTGTGTAGTCGGTACCCTAAGCACTCGCGCAGCGTCAGCTGTAACCGCAGGGTCAGCGTCAAACTTGTGTGTAGCACACAGCTTCTTCAACCGCTCTGCAACAGGCAGCCAATCCTCTACGGCAACTGGCTCAGACAAACTCCAGTATACGTGTACCCCGCGGCCTGAGTTAACCAGCGTGGGCTTAGGTAGAGTAAGGGCCGAACAGAACTTACGTAGTGCCTGTATAGCATCAGCCTGCGTGGGGAAGTCTTTTGTTGGGCCACAGTCCAAGTCTAAGAAAAACGAACGTAACTCTTTAGCATTAACAACTTTCCGTGTGCCAGCTTCCTTAAATGTAGCCAGTGCAAAGTAAACATCAAACCCCTCTCCATCAAAGTTACGGGCTGCGTCTACTACCATGTCTATGTCGCCGAAGAACTTCTGGATTCTCCGATCGTCTTTCGGTTTGGATGCAAAGATGCAGTAGCTGCCACCCTCACCCAAGACCGAGTCTAAGAATTTTTTTGTTTCCATTTATGCCACCCAATGCCGGAAGACACTACGGCAGGGGTGCCGGCGCACCCTATTCGGTCGAAACCTAGCCGTAGTGGAGGATTATCGTAGGGAGAGTATTAGTCGTCCCAGTTGTCGATAATTGAACTCAAGTCGTCATCGTCTACAGTGGGGGCGGCTGTTTTCTTGGTGGCGACTTTCTTGGGTTCTTCTACAGCTTCGTCTTTGACGGGCTCAGAAGGAGTTGGCTCCGCAGCTTTCGGCTCAGGCTTCTTCTCTGCGGGCTTGTCAGCGAACAGTGCGGGCTTAGACTCAGTCTTAGCGGATACACCATCGGTCTGCGATACGGTCATAGTGATCGCATCTTTGGTCTCTTCAGTGTCGCGTAACTCTACGACCTTGATGAGCTCTTGCTCTTCCAGTGGGCGAACTGCTTTGAAGAATAACTTGGGCGTGCTTGATGCTTCATCGAAATACATCTCAGTAACAACAGCTACCGCCGGAGTATTGTGCGCCGACAGGAATCGAGCGTAGGCCTGCATGGGCATCTTGCCCTCTTTGGCATCACCGAATACTGACGTTGCTGCTAGCTGCATTTGGTAGACCTTATCGTACTGGCCTTCCAATGCAACAGCTAGGCGCTGCGAGTAACGGCAAGCGCGTGTCTCACCTTGGCCAGAACCTTTAACATTCTGCGGGCAATCTACGCAGCGTGAAGCCTGACGCGTATCTTCTGGTACTTCGGGTGCAGGTGTCTTAGAGTCCGCCGACCAACAGGCAGGGGCAGAGATATTGTCGGGGCTGTAGGTGCCCGCGTAATAGGTGCGCCCAATGGGTGCAGCGTCAACAATAACGATGTTCATGCTGTCGTTCTTGTTTACGTTAACCTGTTCTCCGTTAACCATCTCGCGGAACTTGCCGCCATTGACGCTAATGCGACGACGGGTTTTGCCTGCACTCCCACCCGTCAGGGCAGTGTTGGTGTCTTGCAGTGACTTGAAAAGGTCGCTAGTTGCAAGGACGTTGCCGTGGAATAATGATACTTCACTCATGGTGTTCTCCTTAATAGTCTTCGTCTAGGTCTAGTGACAGATCTAAGTCTTCGTCTGAGTCTTCTGCCCAGTCTTCTTCTAGCTCTGCCAAAGCCGATACTTGAGTTACTTCTACTACAGTGCTCTCAGGTTGAGCCGCTGTCTGCTCAGCTTCGCCCTTCAAGTGGGATTCAACATCACCTAAGTTAAACCGGTAGGTGCTGCCTACCTTGATATAACAAGTTGTTGGGATGTCGCCTCGGCGTACCCATGTACGCACGGTTGATACTGATACGGCAAAGTGCTTTGCCAATTGGTCGATGTTTACATACGGGCCAGTCATTTGCTTTTCCTCACTGAAACAATATATTCAGAGTCTACGTTCAATCCTGCGGGCAGACTATCTGGGTTCTCTTCGAGGTATTGCTTGACCGCTGCTTGACTCAAACGCTTTTCGAGTAGCTCAGGGACGTTGTTCTCCATGACAAACTTGTGCATGGATTCCCAATCGCTAGTCCAGTAACGTGATCGAACGGAACGGTAAAACATACCGGATGAAGTTTTTACACTGTCTACACCCTGCTCTTTGCAGTAGGTAAGCAGTGCGCTCTTGATCTTATCGAGTTGCTCGGTAAGTTCTCTGTCTTGCTCTTTGTATGCCGCGGCAAGCTCGGCTTTCTTGTTGCGTATCTTGAGGTATACGCGGGTAAGTTTTTCTGGTAAAGCGATTTGCTCTTCCATAGTTTAGTCTCCTCTGGTCGCTCCAACTTGTGTTGGGACGTACACTTTAATTGTTATTCGTGTTCTAGTCAAGTAATTCTTTGTAAAGATCAATCATCTTTGTGTGTACGTCTATTCTGTTATCAAGCAGTGAGTAAACACGTTTCTCTACGGCCGATCCGGCTAGCTGAACCACGGTACATTTGTGGTCTTGGCCGGAGCGATGCACCCTAGCATTGGCTTGGGCGTAAGTCTCGAGCGAGCTAGTTGGCCCCCACCAAACAACCGTGTTGGCTGCGGTCAGGGTAACCCCATGCGCTGCTGACTGGGGCTGAATAACTAGGACGCGTATGTTGTCCGTAGTTTGGAAGTCGTTGAATATCTCCGTGCGTTTTGGTGCGGGTACATCGCCGCGTATTATGTCTGTCGGTATCCCTTCCGAGCGCAGCTTATCGGTCAATATGTCGATGGCGTGCTTGAAGGGCACAAACACTAGCACTTTTTTGCTGGACTCGTCTATGACTTCGCGGAGCACCTTATACCGATGCGCTATATCAAACTCCAGTGTCTCTTTAGTATCGGTATATATGGCACCCGATGAGATCTGTAGGAGCTTGTTCATAATGATAGCTGCGTTGGCCGCAGTGATCTCTTCACCCGCTGCCTGCATCACCATCTTGGTCTTCAATTCGTTGTAATACTTAGTCTGCTGGCGGGTCAGCGGTACCTCACGCTTGACGTATACCATGTCCGGTAGGTCGAGACACTCTTCTTTTGTGAAGCGGATAGCAGGTTGCAGTGCGTTATATACCGTGTCGGTGGCAGACTCTTTAGGCACCCACTTAAACTGCGTAATCTTGGCCATCACTTGGTCGCGGAATGAGCCAAAGAATCTAGGCACGCCGTTGGGGTTTACTAGCTTGGCAATGCCATACGCGTCAAGCGGTGACTGGGCGGCAGGTGTACCCGTCATCATCCACAGCCACGTCTCTGGGCCGAGTAGCTTGTGCAGCGTCTTCCAGCGTTTAGTCTGCGGGTTCTTGTAGTGCGTAGCCTCGTCCACAATGATCAGGTCAAAGCCGCCGTTGGCTATGTCGTCTACAACAATCTCCACGCCGTCATAGTTAATCACCACATAATCAGCATCGCTGTTGATAACCTTGCGGCGCTTGGCTGCTGAACCGTGGGCTACGTCTACCCTACGGTGCATGGCAAAGCTGAACAGGTCGTTGCGCCATGCCGAGTCCATGATAGATAGGGGGCAGATAACCAACACGCGGTTGACGATACCCTCATTGAGTAGATAGTCAGATGCCCAGATGGCACTCGCCGTCTTGCCTGTACCTTGCTCGTTGAAGCAGAAGGCGCGCTTGTGCTTAGTCAGGAATGAGGCGGTAGCTTTCTGGTGCTCGAAGGGCTGATACTTGCCTGTCCATTTGTAGCGACGCTCGATAGGTGAGGGCACGTTAATGTTCAGGTTCTTTAGTACGTGCGTCTCTTCTATACCCCAGTTAACTAGCACCTTGTTGTCTTCTAGTTCTTTGCTCTTGGGTATTATAGTTGTAACCCGCTGAGGGTTTTTTAGGCGCAACAATAGCGCCTTGTCATTGCAGATCTTCATTCCATTCTCCGTCGCAGAGCCCGTAGGCTCGAGGTACTACATTATTTTTTTGTAGAGCGGCGTCTCTTGGGGCTGCTCATAGCACCGCCAGCTGCACGGTTAGTGCGCCTGCTTTGTACTGTAACGCCGTCTTTGTTGGAGCCGCCCTTGCTGAGTGCTTTCTTGTGGGCTACGTCTTTGCCCTCACGCTTGTCAGCCTTGCCATTCTTGTTGGCGTCTTTACCTGTCTTGTCCATCGCACGGCGGGCGCGCTGGCGCTCCATGCGAGATTCGTGTTCTCCGCGAGCTTTCTGCTGCTCGTACTCTTTCTTGTAGGGGCGTTTCTTGTTTACGTATGGCATTAGTTCCTCCCGTTATGCACACACTGGGTAACAGGGCAGTGACGTTTGCACAGCCCACTAGGATTGGGGTTCCACACATCTTTCTTGAATGCGGTGTCCATGCGGTTGTACTCGCGCATCCAATGCTCCCACATAGGCGGTGCTTGGTCTATGCTGTAGTTATCTTTGATCAGACTCTTCGGCACTACGAACAACAAGCCAGCACGTACCTTCTTGAGGTCGGGGTAGTACTTGAACATAGCCAGTGCCATCAGTTCTAGCTGGCCTTTATCTGCATATCTATCAGACTTGCCTGTCTTATAGTCTATGACCCATGCGGTGTCGCCGTTCAGTATTACCAAGTCAGCAATGCCTCGCCACCACACGTCGTCAGCAAAGAAGTCGCAGGGCTCGAGGTTCTCCGTCAAGCCCATCTTCAACTCACATAACTTCTCGCCTTCCTTGGCGTTCAACGAATCTAGCATAGACTTAGCGTATGCAAAGCGTTCGTCCAGTGGCTTACCATCGCGAATGTATTCTTCGCAGGCTAAGTGAAACTCAGTGCCGTACCGCATGGCCTCGGTCTCTACAACAGGATACTCCTTCAGCACCTTCTCGTGATAGAACTGTTTGGGGCACTGCTTGAATGCTTTAATCTTGCTGAATGACCAAGGGGCGATGCTCACTATTCACACTCTCCATACGATTTGCCAATACCTGATTCGCAGTCCAGCGGTAAGCCTTTAGCCCAATCAGGTGTGCGGCGCATACACTCTTCGATGTAGGCACGCGCTTCGGATACTTCTTCATCTGGTACACAGCATACCACGGAGTCGTGTACAGTAAGTACGACACGATACCGCTCACTAATAGCCAGCATTTGTTCACCGATGATACAACGTGCCAAGGCCTGACATACGTTCTCCACGACCTTTCCGCCGTAAATACGGTTGCGACCACGGCGTGTCTTGTACGTGTACTCGATGCCTTTTTCGCCTTGCTCGCCAGCTAATCCGTCATAGCGTAGCATGAGACCAGAAGGTAGCAGTATACCACTTTCTTCCGGCTTGACATCTAATACGCCCTCGAGGCCAAAGTTGAGTTTATCTCCGTTGGCTAGATAGCGGAGCATATCACCCGCGCCTTTCCACAGATTCTTGATAGCTGCGTTGGCATGGCGATACACGTCGATGATGCGGCGCGCCTCGTCCAGCTCAATCTCTACACCAAACGTACGTAGTTGATCTTGGAATCGCACGCTGCCCATGCCGTAGCCAGCACCAAGGATAACGGCCTTACCTACCGCACGCTGATGCTTGTCTACGTCTGACTCAGCCACACCATAGATAGTGGCCGCCATCTTCTTGTAAACATCTTCTTTGTTGGTGAAGGCTTGAACCAAGTCGTGCTGCCCAGCGAACCATGCGAGTACTCGAGCTTCAATCTGCGATGAGTCACAGTCAATGATCGTGTAGCCCTCCGGTGCGATGATGCTGCTCTTGAGCTGCTTGGCGTTCGGCCCACGGCTCGGCAGGTTCTGCATATTGATCTTGTCGTCTCCACCCCAGCGCCCAGTGTGCGCAGCATAATACTTCACGGGTACAGGCAGTAGGCCACGGTTGCAGATGTCTATGAATCGTTGCGTGCGTGTCTCTTCGAGCGTGCTCTTGTTACCTAGCCGTGCAGCTACTAGGCCTTGCACTCGCGCATCGGGGTGTTCTTCAAGCGCCTTGAATGCCTCGTCAGACTTAGCAAACGCGTAGGCTTCTTTGCCAGTAGTTGCGCTGATCTTCATCGGCGGCACGACACCCAGCTCGCGCAGTAGCTCGGCGAACTTGGGGTTACTCATCAGGTCTTTCTTGTCTACGCCGCTAGCTTCTAGCAGATCCTCTTTGGCTTGCTTCACACCAATCAGGTGGCTCTCGAGCGCACCCAAGTCTAGGTCGAGCATAGGCTCCACGAACATACGTAGCGTCAGGTCGATAATCTTCATCTCTTGCTTGGGGAACCCAGCTTGCATGAATATGTTACACAGTTGGTACGTCAGCTCTACGTCGTTGACACAGTAATCGCCGTAGCGATCCAGCTGCTCTTCCGAGAAGTCTTCGCGGCGCAGTCCCTTGGCGTTCACTACCTCAGTACCTTTGGCGCCGATGCCGTAGCGGTCGGTCAGGGCTTTCAAGCTAGCGCCTACCTCTACGCCGTGCAGTGCGCGTGCCATGCACAGGGTGTCAGCGTATACCTTGGGGCGAATGTCGAATATCCAGTTAAGTATGGCGCCGTCAAACTTAGTATTGTGTGCCAGCAGTATGGAGTTTTCCCAATCGAACTGCTGCAAGTATTCCTTGAGTTGTTCATGCGTGCCGCTTGCCCACCATGTGTCGCCGCCTCCAACCTTTACACCCACACCGATCACTTGGAATTGTGGGCTGCGGATATACTCCTCAGTAGTTTGCTTGGTGAGTGAGAAGTCTTGAGCATAGTAGGTTTCAAAGTCTACCGTTATTATCTGCATGAGCTGTTCTCCTGTAGGGCTTCAAGCCCCTTTGTAGTTATGCGGTACTCTACGTAGTCGCTAGGGTTGCGAGTGTATTTGCCTGACTCGTTCATACGAATGTTGCGCTGTATTAACCCGCGCCTACGTAGCCTACTTGCCGCGTTGATAGATGTTTTTAATTGTGTCACTGAGTACCACACCTCGGGCTCCATACCCGCCAAGATGTCGGCCTCGCGCTTACTTAGACCTTTCATTACATCTCCTCTAAAGGCATGCCACTAACGCGTAGTATGCGATCAGCCAACAGTGAGGCCAGCCAGTGCGCCTCACTCAAACTCAAGTCGTCGCTGATGCGAGCTTCAAATACCCCATCACTGCTCCAGCCAGCAATGATCACGGACTGAAACGCGTCTTTAGATGACTCCAATACATCTTGGGGACTGCCCTTGCGTATCTTGGGACGGAAGTCTATTACGTCAGCCATGTCGGCCTCCTATTTACTTGTTATCGTGATCTTGTGTGTCTCGGCACAGGTCTTGCACAGTACAGCCCACTTGCCTAGGTTCTTCATCTGGTAGTTGCTAGGGTGTTTAATCTCCAACCCAGTGTCCGCGCTAGTTGCAGCGTGCGGCATGGTGCCTACAAAGAAGGTGTCGGCAGAGCATACGTCGCACTGGCGGTGTTTACTTTTGTTCATCGGGCTTTCCTTTGTTGGTGTTGAATTGTATGGGTGCGGTATCTTTCTGCTTCTCTTTGAAAATACGTTCCCAGTTGGACTCGAATGTAGCGCGGTCGGGTATTGGCCGCGCCTTGTCTCCTTTACCTGCCATGTTTACCTCACTATTGTTACGTCGCCTTCGGTCTCCATTACTACCCTAGCACCGCAGGATAATATGGGCTTGTCTGTAGCTGATTGCCTTACTGTTACTTCGCCAGATACGCGTACTTCCTTACAGTAGGTATTGGTCTTGCCGCGCTTGACGGTAATGACAGGTTCATCGGTGCCATTCTTCAAGTTGGCCTTGATCTTATGTTGATTCACGTGGATGTAAGTTTTCATATACAGTCCCTATCTGTGAGTGTGGTTGCCAAGCCGTTGTACCTATGCTGGTGCCAAGCCACTTCTGACTTTCGCCAGCGATGCACATGGCATCGTCATCGCCATCTACGTTTGGCGCATAGCGAGACACATCGAAACCCTTTCTTGGTGGCCTCGGTGTGCTGGTTCGCTTGGGCGGTCGGACTATACGCTCATCGCAGACGTACACCCTACCAGATTCATACATTACTTTTCCATCTCTACGCAGTCTTTCTCGGATAGTGTGAGCAGCTACGCCGTACTTATCGCTCAGCTTGCGCGCGCTTGTAAGCTCACCGCAAAAAAGTATGTCTTCTTTAGACATACTGGGTGAGTTATTGTCTACAGGGCACATATAAATCTCCTTCATATATGTTGCTGTTGTGTGTACACATTTATATGTACCAATAAATGTACAAAATGCACACTTTATGGCGCATAAAAGTGTCTTATGCGCCGCTTATGGAACACTGCTCAGAAATACCCGCCGTCGTCCATGTCAAAGTACTCGCCAGCTGTATCTTCGCAGCTATCCGGTGCGTTGTTCAGAGCGCGCGTATACCCTTTGAGGGTATATTCCTCAAGGTTGTTGTAGCCCCCAGCATTTAGCTTGTAGACAATGCGCAGAGTGTCGCCTCGCTTTAGCTCCCGTTGTTGCGCTTCAGTTAGCACAAGAGGCAGTACAAAATAGCCACTATCTGCCTTAGTTATTGGTAGCGTTGCGTCATGCGTGTCCATCTTATCCACCCGCCAACGTATAGAGACTGCCTTGCCAAGCATAGCCTCGGTGTAGTTGGTAAAGTCATACAGGGTTAACACAACCCGGTCTTCGCACTTCTCCGCCATTATCGCTCTATCAGCTTCATGGGTTCTCGCCAAGACGACAGCTAGGTTATTGTTGTTATTAACCCAACTATATTTGTTTGCATCATCCGCGTGAGATGCACCTGCTAGTAACAATACTGTAAGTAGTAATGTTTTCATTGGTCTTGCTCCTTTATTTGCTGCTCAAGTTCTTTGATTCGCATCTCTAAGTGCTCTATCTCGTATTCCAGCGAGTCAATCTTGCTGCTCGCCCATGCGTCTAGTTCATTCATCCCGTTTCTCCCTTGGTTTTAGCCGTGGGTCTGGCGCGTTGTCGATCATCTCGGACGTAGTAAATCTATGAGTACAGAATGGGCAGTGGTATCGCCGCCATCTGTAGCCATCACCTTGCCTAGTGTCTTTACACTTGGCTCGGCCTTCACATTCTGGGCAAATCATGTTCGATACTCCTGCTCTTTATATATGGCCAACGCACTACGCAATAAATACAGGTCGCCCATCGTGCGCCACTCGGTAGCCGCCGATATAAGCTCAGCCCACAGGCCAGCCATGTCATTGGCCTTGGTGTACTCGCTCGGCAGGGTATGCAAACGCAGTCGCATAATCCACGGGTGTGCTGCTACCCAGCGTACACAACGCTCGAAGCGATGCACCTTGTAGTAGTCGATCAAGAAGGTGACATACTGCTCGGCCTTCTCTAAATCCTCGCGCCCGTTCTTACCTTTGTGGCGTGTAACGTACTTGACTATGTTGCCTTGGCAATAGTCCAGCTTGTTAGCCAGTATATAAGTTATAGGCTGCACTGCCATGACAGCATAGTGCGTACCGCCAACTTGTTTGTGCGTGTCCATACTTACCCCCAGATAGTGATAGCGAGTACGCCCGCTACTATAATCGCCGTAGTCGCCACTATTGTTATAGAAGCTATAACAGTTTTGTCTACACCTTGTTTAACTTTGGGGGGGTTAAACGTACCAAGATCAATGGGGTCAATGGGCACACGATGTAGCTTGTGTAGCCGTGCAGCGACCGCAGGTTTGGTGCGCCGCAGTGTCTTAGCCATTTCGCGATGAGTTGAACCTTCCGCGTGCAGCTCAAGCAGCAGCGAATCTTCTACGTCTGTCCAGCGTTTTCTCGTTATCTTGCTCATGTCTATCTCCTAGATGCTCATCTTTAGTTGGTTGGGGTTGTGCGCATGCCCTCCGATGTACTCGAGCACGTCATCTATGTTGTCTTCGTTGACAACTAACGCGATACCACCAGCATCGCGAATCTCTTGCAGGTTCTTCTCTTGCAGTGGGGTGGGCTTGTTCTTGCCAGCCTTACACTCAATGCCAAAGAAGTTACCATTGTGGCAGCCAATAATATCTGGCACGCCGCTCTTACCATACCCACCTGTTACTGGGTAGAAGTAATACGCACGCATCGCCTTGAGGTGTTGCGTAACTTTCTTTTTTACTTTTGCTTCCGGTGTCATAGCCATCAGTTTTTCCTCGTATTGTTTGAAGCC